GTGAGGCTCCACGCGCCGCGGGTGGCGGTGAACACGACTACGGCCCCAGTCAGGTCCATGAGAACCCGCGGATCGGCGGATTCGAGGAAGCGCGCACGCAGCGTCTTCGTGTTGCCGCGCACGACCTCGAAATCGTAGCGCGGCACGCTCATTCCGCGCCGCCTTCGGGTTCGTCGTCACCCTCGTCCGCCTCGGGCTCCGGGGGCGCTTCGGGCGTCTCCGTGATCCGCGTCGCGAAGCCCTGCAGCGCCGGGGCCTTGGCGTGGGCCGAGAGCGTCACGCCAACGGCAAGAACCGCCAGCAGCTCATCATCGGTCAGCGCCTGGTCGACGCCGGCGAGCAGGAAGAACCCGGGCAGGGGAGCCGCCGCGCTGAACCCCGCCGCCGTCAGGCCGGGCTTGTCGTCATAGATCTCGGCGCCGATCGTCTGCGGCTCGATCGGGAAGGCCGCGACCGCCGCTTCCAGCGCGGCTTCGGTCTCGGCATGCAGGACGTAATAGAAACCGGTCATGATGGTCACGCTCCGAACAGGTTTTGCAGATTGGCGTCGTTGAGGCCGCGATTGGCGATCAGCACCCGCGAGACGCAGAGCGGCGCTTCAAGGGCGTATTGCCCGCCGCCGATATAGAGATCGCCCGCATCCGAGATGGCGGGATAGCTCCGCGCCGTCAGATCATCGCCCGCGGTGATGCCATTGATCCCGCACACCCGGCGCCGGCCGTTCGTCCAGCGATAGGCGCTTACGGCGCGCGATCCCTTGGTGAAGGCCGCCGCGGTCGTCGAGGTGTCATAGGATGCGTCGAAAGCGGCGTTCCAGCTGCGGCCCGTCGAGATCAGGTTCGCGCCCGAGACCGTCGTGAACACATAGTGCAGCCCCGTATCGTTGCTGGCCTTGCGCAGCATCGCGGGATACGGCGCACCGAGAACGGGGTAGCATTCGACCACGAGCGTGCCCTCGCCGCCCACCAGCTTGATATCGGCCAGCGTCGCCGCCAGCACGCGCACCGCGTCGGCCGCGCGGGCGACGGTGGAACCGGCAGTCGGGATATAGCTCGACGGCTGCGCGCCGGCCTCGATCTGGAGCCCGCCGACATACAGGCCCTTCGTCACGTCGCCGACATAGACGACCGCGCTGGAGTCGTTCAGCGCGCGGACGCGCATCGCAAACGCACTCGCGCCCGTCCCCGTCGTAACCACGCCATGCACGTGGTAGAGGCCATCACCGAAGCTCCCCAGCGCCCAGGCGGCGCTGCCGGTGGTCGAAAGGATCGTCCCCAGCTCCAGGTCGATGTTCACCGTCGGCGGCGTGATCACGCTGTCCGCGAAATCGACCTGCGCAAACTTGCGCTCCCCGCGGCGCAGGAAGACCGAACCCGAATAGACCGTCTCGGCAGAGGCCGTGACCGACTTCAGCACCTCATGCGCCGAGTTGTCGGTCGTCTCGATCAGCCGCGACATCACGACCGCGCCCTTGGCGTCCATGTGCGCGTTCGCGCCGCGGGTCGAGCCGTTCCACGTCGCGTCCGACAGCGTGTCGGAGTTCGTCGCCAGGTTCGTGCGGCCGGCCTCGATCACCACACCGATCGGATTGCCCCGGGCGTCGTGGTGGCGCTGCAGCGTGTTCGCGGTGGCCAGCGTGAGCAGGCCGTTCGCGCCGCGGACGTATTTCGCCGCTGTCGAGATCGACAGCAGGCTTTCGGGCGTCACGCACTGCGCGACATCGGACCCCGGCACCTTCTTGAACGTCCCGCCATCCTTGCGGAAGTCGAGCAGGATCGCGCCGAAGTCCGTCCAGTCCAGCCGCGAGGCGAACTGGAGGTTGGGAAGGCTTTCCATTTTGGTCTCCTGTGATCAGGCGGCTTCGTAGGTCACGACGCCGTAGAAATTCGAGGCGTCGCCGCCCGGATAACCGTTGGCGAAATCCACGACTGTGGCGATGCCGTTGCCCGCGACGTTGGCAGCGAGAATTTGCAGCATGTAGCCGGTGCTACCGCGGCCTGCGCCGACGTAGGGGATGGATGACGCTAGCGGCAGAACCGGCAGCGTGAAGGTGATGCCAGTTGCGGCTGTGCCGTTCGTCGTGATCGCCCCGAAAAGCTTGACGACAACCAGCTTGCCGATCTGCAGATAGAGGCCGCTGACTGTGCCGGGCGTCGTAATCGAGCCGGAGAGCGCGGCCAGCGTCGGCGTGTAGGAAGTCCATGCGGGCGAAAGATCGGCGAGCAACTGCGCCAGCGTCCGGTTCGCCCACGCTCCCGACTTCCGCTGCAGCACATCGTCATTCGAGGGCGTCAGCGCGGCGAACGCCGACAGGTCACCATCCAGCGGCTGTTTTTCGCTGTCCAGTTCGTTCAGCGCCGCCTGCACGTCCGTGGCCGCGATGCTGCCCGCCGGCGTATTGATGATGTCCGAAGCGAGCGCGGTGAAGAACCCACCGCCCGCATAATCAGCCGTGAGCGTCGTGACGGATAGCCAGCTGGTCCAGGTCGTCTCGCGAGACTTGTTGTCGCTATCGGGCCTCGCCCGCAATTCCATCGCCGTCGCGGGCACGACCCCGTTGAAGACATTTTCGAGGCCGACAGATGGATCGGCGATAGTCGTGGTCGCGGCTTCTGTGTCGCCATCGACCCGCACCTCGACAATGATCCGCGCAATCGCGGGGTCGGTGGTGCCGGTCCATGTGAACTGAAGCGCCGGCACGCCGGACACCCGCACCGCCGTGACCGCCGGGCTTGCGAGTGCCAACGCGCCGGGCGCAGTCGTGCTGGGCGCTACCTCGCCGGGCGCGATCTCATCCGTCGCGGCGTCCCAATCGTAGATGCTGTCGGCATACTCGCGCAGCGTCAGGCGTTTGCGGCATGACGGCGCGTCTTCGTCGCGCATCACCCGGAACTTGACCGTATCGCCCGCCAGATAGCGGTTGCTCGTCCATGTGACGACATCGCCCGCCTCGACATTGCACGCCCGCGGCGGCAGGGTCACAACGGCGGTGCGCTCAAGGCGAGCCTTCCGGCGGAACACTTCGGCGACCCGCTGCGCCTGCGAGTTGACGAAGATCGTATCGAGCTCAAGCACCGTCTCGAATGGCCGCCCGTCCGCCGTCACATCGGCGCTGTCACGGCGCGTCGGAGCAGAGGTCGAGTTCCAAAACTGCGTCGGCTCAAGGTAGCGCGGCACGACCGTGTTGCAGCGATCGCCTTCCGTCAGCCAGCCGAGGAAATCTCTGGGCTCATCGGTCAAGCCCTCATCGGCAAAACTGAATACGCTCGACTGAGGCGCGCCGGCGGCGATTTCCAGCCTGCCCGAGCGCTGCACCAAGAGCCCGGCGCAGCAATCGGCGAAATCCTGCATCACATCGATGAAGGCTTCGTCGGCGCGCGTCACCCGCCCGCAATCGTAGCGGACCAGATCGGGGCCGGTCAGTTGCTCCACCGGCTCGTCACAGATATTGGCGTCTGCAATGACGGACTCGCCGGGCGTGCGGGCGACATTGAGCCCGCGGCCCACCACAAGCTGGCCGTTATTCCAAATCCCGCGGCGATAGTTGAAGGCGCAGATGATCGGGTTCTGCGTATACTCGTAAGTGCTTTCGTCGCCCCAGCGATGCGAGCCGGAGCCGCCCGGAACGGTCGAGTCCTTGCGCGGATCGTAGAGCTTCGCCCCGCCCATATACCATTTGAACTGGGGCCGCCCGCCGGGCCAAACCTTCTCATTGAACCGATAGCGCACGATGACATGCGCGCAGCCGGTCATGGTCGCCGTGCTGGGCCACTCCGATCCGCTCACGGCCGTGATGGCGCCGGGAACCGTTTGCCCAGGCGCGCCCGACTGCCAGTAAACCCAAAGGTGATCTGTGCCGCCGACGTTGAAACTCGACTGCGCGCCGCTCGCGCTGAAACCGTAATACGCCTCGCCGATCAGGAAGCCTTCGAGGTCATTGCACTCGTGGTCAGCGATCTTGATGACCATGGTCTCGAATTCATTCTTCGTCCCGTCGTTCCACGCCTGCATGAGGCGACCACCGGTCATGGCCTTGCCGAAGATCGCCTCGCGAGGTCCCTCGCCGAGCGACAGCTGCGCCACCTGCGCCTGACGCTCTGGTTGCTTTTGCTTCTTGTTGGACTGGATGAAGCCGACAGCCAGACTGAGGCCCGCGCCAATCCAAGCCGCAGTGGTAGCAGCGACGCCGGCCGTCGAGAGCAGGACGCCAACCAGTGGCGCGAGAAACGCCATCTCAGCGCATCCCGAAGGCGAAGATCGCGAGCGCGCGCGGCACCCGCTCGAGATGGTCCCTGCCCGGCCCCACGAGATGCGCGCCGTCGAACAGCGCCAACGCGCCGCCGAACGGCCCATCAGCCGCCGTCAGCGCGACATCGCCGCGCCACGCCATCCCGACCGGAACCTCCGGCAGGCGGTTGCGACAGAGCGTTTCCAGATCGGCGATACCGGCCCGGCGCAACTTCAGCAGCGCGCCGCGTTCCGTCTTGTAGCCCCGCAGCCCCGCAAGCAGGTCATCGCAGCCCATACCGATCCCGGCGTCAGCGCAGAACGACGCGCAGTCGTTTGGCCCCCACCGATGAGGCGTGCGGTCGCGGCCCGCCAGATACGCTGACAGCGCCGCGCCCCAGTCTTTGTTGCGCATCAGCCGCGGCCCGTCGCGCCGTCGTTAAGCGCGCCGCTCGCGCGCTGCCCCGGTAGGCCGCCCCAATACAAGGTCTTCTCCGCGACCGATGACACAAAGACCATCGCGGTATCGGCGGCGTCGATGAGGCGTTGCGATTGATCGCTCGCCAGCTGCCCGCCGAACCGGCTCGCGCCCTGCCCCTCGCCCTCCAGCATTACCCTGACTTCGGACGGCCCGCCCGGAACGTCGCGGATGGGCACCTGATCGACCGTTCCATAAAAAATGGGCTCGGCGTGCATCAGCACCTCGCCGCCCTGATCGAAATAGAGCCGGTAGAGGATGGCGTCGCGCCCCCGGAGGTCCGCTTCCATCATGAGCGGAACGAGGCGAGCATCCACGCCGGACAGCACGATCTCGACGCCGTTCGCCGCCCCGCCGATCTCAAAGTTCACTGGCGCGACAAGGTTGGGCGCTTGAAGGCCTGCGAAGTCGGTATCGGTCGCCGGAACGTCGAGCGTTAGCGTGCCCGCGCCGGCCCACACCGAAAGCTCGGTATCGCCGTCGATCCAGAGGGCCGCAGACACGAGGCATTGCCCGGCCTCCATGAGGTCGGTGACGTCGGATGGAATGGAGCGCATCGCTATTCCGGAAAATACTGTTGGCCGACGATGCGGCCCGTCATCTGGCCGTTAACGTCGGTGTCGCCGATCTGCGTCTCGGGCATGAGCTTCATCGTGCAGGCAGGCGCATCGACGTGCGCCTTCACGGATGACCAGGTGTCCACGACGGCCCGCACCGCGGGATTGACGTTCGCCACCGCGACGCCGGCCGATGCGGTCACGTCTTCCATCACTTTGACCATGGCGCGCTTGAGATTGCCGGACCCGCCCTTGAAGCCGATCCAGTCGCCCGCCTTGAAGGCGAAGGTCGAGGGCAGCCCGTTTAGCGTCAGCTGCATCCGCGTCCCGTCGAGGCTGTAGGACGCCGCCGAGCCGTCGAAAGGCGATGCGTCATGTCGTGTCGCAGGAAGGGCCGCTCCGGTGAAGTTCGGCGAGCCTGAGCCCAGATAGGCTTTCGGATAGGGCCGCCGCAGATCGTGCGCGAGGAAGCCTTCGGCCTGACCCTTGAGGCTTTCGATCCACGCTTCCCAGGCGACCGCCTGGTCATCAGTGATCGCAACGATATCGTATTCCCAGACCAGCACCGGGTGGCCCAGCTGCACGCCGGAGATCGTCCCCGCGCCGTCCGGTGTCATGAGGTCGTTGCGCTTCAGGCCAATGCGCCCGCCGCCGAAGTAGAAGGCGGGTAGGTCGCGGGGATAAGTGATGGTCATCGGGCAGTCCCGACGCGCCGGCGGCTCATCGCGTTATTTGTCACGGCCTCGATCGTGCGCGGGAGCCCGGCCTTCAGTTCTGCCAGTTCGCGCTTGATGCCGGGGATGCTTTCGACCGTCGGATTGGAGATGTTGACGTTGAGGTTCACGACAGGCGCGCCCATCGCGCTTGAGTTCGCCGCCGCCGGGGTCGCCTGCGGGATACGGGGGATGATGTGGCCCGAGACGTTCGGGACGAAGAGTTCCGGCCGGGTCTCGCCAACGATGTAGGGCATCCCGGCCGACACAGGGCCGCCGGTTGCACGGCCGGGGATCAGCCCGCCGAACATGCCAGCGCCAGCGCCCTTGGTTGCGCCGCTGACACTGCCCATGCCCAGCGCGTTCAGGACCGCGCCCCAGCCGGAGCCGGAACCGCCGCCAGACGAGCCCTGCAGCGCGTTCGCCGCGCTCCACGCCGCGCTCGCCAGGGCTTCAACGGCCGTGGTCGCCGTCGTGGTCGAAGTCGCGAACGTCGCCTGCGCAAGATCGGCGTCGCCGAAGAGGTCGGTCGCGATGCCGCCGAAGCCGGCGTCCCACAGCGCATCGAATGCCTGATTGCCGAGCTTCTCAAGAATACGATCCGAGAACGTCTCCGCGAGGTGCATGAACGCGCCGCCGATGTCGCCGGTCTGGACCGCGTATTTGAAGCTCTCTACGAAATCGCCGCGGAAGCTGTCCTTGAAGGCGGCGGCGGCGTCAGCCTGATCGCGGAATTCCTGCGTCGTCTTCTCAAGCTTCGCGCGCGCTTCGTCGCTGTAGGTCGCGAGCAAATCCTTGCCGAGTTCCTTGACGCGCTTTGACGCCTCGGCGGATTCCTTCGCGAGGTCTGCGGCCTCTTTCGCGATGGCCTTCGCGGCCTTGTCAGCGGCGGCTGTGTCTTCGGCGCTAGGCGCGAGGGGGCCGGCTTTGGTGCTCCTGCGAGGCGGGGCGACGCCTCCGCCGATGCCAGTAAGCGCCGCGCGCACCTCCCTCGCTCGGGCCGCCTCAAGAACGTCGATCTCCCTTTGCAGCCGCGCGTTTCGTTCGGCGCGTTGCTTCGGGCCAATCTGACCGAAATAGCCGACGCCAGTATCCTGCATTTCGGCGCGCTTATTTGCGATGTCGCGGTTGTAACCCTCAATCTTCGTCGGCAACGGCGCAGTGACGCCAAGCGCCAAGCCTGCATTGAAGCCCGGGAGAAACTGGAATAGCTGCGCCAGCGTGCCAATTCGGCTCCAGCGCGGATCGTTCATCAGGCTGAGAATGTCGCTGATCTGTCCATAGACTTCGATCAAGATCGGCGTGAGTTGAATGAAGAGGTTGTCGGACTTCAGCTGCATCGCGGCTTCGAGAGCCACGATCTTGTCCGCCATGTCCTTCGTGCGCTTTACGCCGGTATTGGCCGCGTCGCCGAGTTCATTGAACTGGTTCGTCAGCGCCAGAACGCCGTCGCGGCCCTTTTCGAGGAGTGGGAGCAACGGCCGGATGCCGAGCTTTTCCGCGAGGGCGGCGCGCGCGGCGGAGTCGCCGACCTTGGACAGGCCATCCGCGACCAGAAGCAGGCGCTGCTCAAGCGTGCCGGCGTTGTTGATTTGCTCACGCGAGATGCCGATTTTCTTTAGCGCGTCCTCGACCCCCTTGGAGCCCTTGACGCCGGTCAGCACCTTGCCGATCGCGCCTTGGAATTCCTCCGCCGCGCCGTTGAACGCCTTCACGTCGCCGCCGGACGCGTTCAGCGCCTGCTGGAATTTGACGAGCCCGCCTGCCGACGTGCCGAGACGGTCGGCGGTGTCCCCGAGCTCATCGAACCGATTGGCCGCTTCCTTCACCCGGCCCGCAAACGACGTGATGCCGCTGAAGGTGAACATCGCGGCCACACTGGCGAGCGCGCCCTTGGCGGCGTTGCCCATCTTCGTGAAGGCAGATGCGAACGCGCCGTCGACGCGCGCGGCGGACTTGCGCGCCGCTGTCTCGACCGCGGCCATCCGCTTTTCGGAATTCTTGACGAACCGCTCCATCTGCTTTTCGGCAGATGCGCTGCGCGCCTCGATGACGGCGACGAGCTTCTGGACCTCCTCAGACATCAGCGCGGTCCCTCATCTCTCTCGCGAATTCAAGAAGGTCGTTTTTGTCGGGGTCGGGATCGGAGTCAGGCTTCACCCCGTTCGCCCGGTTCCATCCGTCGATCGCCGTGATCAGCGACCAGAAGTCTTGCTGGTCGATCTGCGCGGGCGTGAACCCGAGGACCGCGCCCGCGGCGTAGAGGGGGGCGGCGTCGATCCGGCTGCTTCCGGTATCGGCGCCGCTGCGTCTTTTTTTTCGGGGACGGTCTCCGCGCCGGCGAACCACGCCTCCAGAATGCGCATCGCGAGCATCAGGGCGCGGTCTGGGTAATCGCCATCCACCCACACGCGCGCGAGCGCCTCAGCCTCGGAGGGCGATTTACCGCCCCCAATCAGGCCCTGCACGACAACGGCGCGAACGAGAGCCCACGGGCAAAGGCGCGTCGCCATCTTGCGGTGCGCGGCCCACGGCCCTTCCGGCTCGAAGGCATTCAGCGCCGTGATCTGGCCGGTCAGCAGCCGGAAGGTATAAATCCCGTCCGCCCAATCGGTCGTCAGGGCAGGGTTATAGCCCCCCGCCATTACGACTGATCGCCGACGCTATCGGTGCTGTCCGACAGGGTGAGCTCAATGCTCATGTCCGCGAAGCCATCGGCGGTGGCATCCGCCGAGAGGGTCATGTCCGAAATCAGATACGAGCCCGAAATGCGGTTGCCGCCCTGCACGTCCGCGCGCCAGGTGCGCACCGTGCCCGCTGCAAACAACGCGTTCAGCGCATCGTAGAACGTCTTGTCGTAATAGCCCGAGCCGCTGATCTGCGAATCCTGACCGACCTTGCGGCGGAACCGCGTCGGCGCAGCAAAGGCGCTCGAATTGTCGCGGACCTTCGCCTCGGCGATGTCTGCCGTGCGCTTGACGCTAATCGTATTGATCGCGCCGATGAAGGTGAAGGAGCCGGAACCGTTGGAGTCGTAGTAGAGGGCTACCTTGTAGCCTTCCTTAATCGTGGGGACGGCCATCGCGTTATCTCCAAAGAAAAAGCCGCCCGGGTCGGGGCGGCTCAGGTGGTGCGCATTCGCGCGGTGACCGGCGGAGGCCGCCGAGTTCTAGGTCGGGCTCAGAACCGCCCGGATGTTGACGATCGCGTGCGTGGTCTTGCCGTCAGGATCGGTCAGCGGTTGCCCGCTCACCGCTCGCAAGGAATGCAGCGTGTAGCCGGTGACGGCGGGTGTCGCCTTGTCGAGCGCCGCGAGCACCGCCGCCTGAATTCTCTTGCCCTCAACCGTTCCGATGCCCCGCGACCAACAGTCGATCTGGACGAAGACTTCGCAGCTGTCGTGGATCGCGTGTCCAAACGGCAGCGCCTGAGTCGGCCCGAGCGAGATGAACGGATAGGTGACGGTCTGCGCGGCCCGGTCGTATGTGCGCGCGCTGACCAGCGCCGTCACGCCAGACGCGGCCCGCAGCGCAGTCACAAGGGCGTCGCAGAGAGGAAGCGTCGCGTCACGCATTGCCGCCCCCCAGCTTCTTCGTGGCCTTCCTGAACGCTGAGGCGATCTGGCGCTTCACTTTTTTAATCCCGGCGCGCCAGGCAGGGTAGAAGAACGGCTGGGCCGCCTTCCCCACCACGCCGAACTCTTGGAACATGGCGTAGAAAGCTTTCGCGTTTCCGGCGTGGATCGTCACGCTCAGTTCATTCTCGCCGCTGTCAGGCCCCGCTGTCACGCCGCGGACGTTGGCGTTCTCGGCGGTGTATTTCCCGAACGTGTAACCGATGCTGTCCCGCAGATCGCCGCTGTCCACCGGGACCAGGGTGCGCTGCATCGCGACGATTTCGGCCGCCCCTGCATCAAGCGCCTTGCGGACCTCAGCCTTGACCTGCCGCGGGAGCTGGTCAACCCACGCCTTGCGCATGGCGGCGAGCGCCTTCCGGCCTTCCGGCGATAGCCGCGCCACTACTGCGCCGCCCCCGCCTCAACCACCATTTCTAGCCACGCATTGTCCGGCGTCGGCACGATGCTTCTGATCTGACAGGTGAGCCCGGCATAGGGCGCGTTGTCGAAGACGGCCTGATCCGCCGCCGTGATGGTCGCGGAGAGCGCAAACCGCCGGATCGTCAGCGTGCCGCGCATCGTGCTTTCCAGCCGGCCGGCTTCAACCGCCTCGCGCCCGAACTCGGGGCGGAAGGCGGCGGAGATACCCGACAGGCCGGTGATAGCGGCATAGGCGCCGGTTTCGTTGCCGTGGTTGTCGGACGCGACCGCGAGGCGCTTGAAGGTGACGCGGTGCGCGAGGCGGCCGGCGTCCATCAGCCGCACCACACCCGGCGATACGGCGTCAGCAGCATATCGACGGCCGCATTCGGCTTCGGCTCGCCGGCGTCCCGGTTCTTGTAGAGGTCGCCGACGATCAACAAGATCGCCGACCTGATGGCCGCAGGCACGGTGGCCGGCGCGCCATAACCAGCCTCGAACGTCACGCTGATCCGATCCTCGCGGTCGTCACGGAGGGCGGGTCGGCTGAAGCTGTCGCCCAGCCGTAGATACGGGCCGCGGGCGTCGGAAAGCAGCGCATAGTCTCCGGTTGAAACCGTCTGCTCCACATTCGACGCGTCTCGATACTTCACCGCCATGGTCGCGGCGGGAAGGATCGGGCCAAGCGGCAACCGCAGTTTGCTGTCACCCGGCCAGGCGCAGAAGTCCTGCCGCCAGGTCTGGGTGATGAGCGCTCGGCCAAGGATGCCCGTCCAGCCGTCCAGATGCGCCGTCGCCGCCTCGATGAGAGACGTGATCAGCACGTCCTCGTCAGAATATTCGACACGAAGATGCGCCTTCGCCTCATCGATATCGACCGGTGTTTCGGTCGGTGGCGTTATGAGCGAAGGCGCGAGCATCGTGCTATCCGCCGATTACTGCGGCGGGTTCGCGGTCGGGGCGCGCTCGGGATGGCCGAGAATCCAGATACCCGCCATGTAGATGTTGCCCGCACCGTTGCCGGCCGGCGTCACCGTGACGCGGACATACCGCTTGGTGCCGGTATACCCGATCTTGCGGGTTTCGTTGTCGTCGTCGAACTGGAACGAGGCAAGCACTTCCGTGCCGTTCAGATAGGCGTCGTCAACCGCCGCATAGGTCACGTTGTCGGCGCTGTCCTCGAACAGAACCGTGAACGTGGCGTCCGCGTCGGTGTTGGCGCCGATCATCAGAGCGAAGACGCAAGAGCCGAAGCCCTTGAGATCGGCCGCAGTGGAGACATAGGCGGTGTTGTCGGTGCCGGCCACGACGGGCGAAAGCCCGCGAGACGTGTGGATGTTGTTCATCAAATCGCGCATCGGGCGATCCTTTCAGATGGAGATGGGATGAAGGGAAACGGCGGGCTTCCGCCCGCCGCCTGCGCTGATTACGAGGTGTAAAACTTCATCAGCTTGATCGCCTCGAAATTCACCACGGCGCCGCCAGTGCGCTTCGCAGTATAGAATTTCACGTAGGGCTTGCTCGTCAGGTTGTCGCGGATCACGCGAATGCCCATGCGATCGACGATCTGATAGCCGGCGGCGAGGTTGGCGAAAGCCAGCGAGTAGCTCTGCGAGGCGATCGCCGCCATGTCATCCATGCGGGCCACGGGGTAGCCCATGATGGTCTCGGGCTGGCCGGCCACGAACGAGGGCTGCCAGAGATAGTTGTTCTGGCCGTCCTTGAACTTGCGGATCGCGGTGACGACGGAGCGCCGCGTGAACCAGGCCGCGCCGGACAGGTATTCGTCCTTCAGACAGCCCATGAGGTCATAGAGCTTATCGCCCTTGGCGGAGGCCGCGAAGTCCGCGTCCACGCCGGTCGCGACGTAGCCGATGCTGCCCCAGGTCACGCCAGCGCCAGCGTCGGCGGCCTTGGTGTAGCCATCCACGAAGCCGCGGATCTTGTTCGCCGCGCCCGTGACGAACTCGGCATTCTCGAAGCGCCCCAGCTTCTCGCCGACCTTGCCGGCCAGCCACGCCTCGATGTCCACCGCCGAGTCGTCCAGCAACTGCTGGGTCGCCTTCGGCTCGGTATCGATCCAGTGAACCGGGATGCGCCACTTGCCGATCTGCGGGGTCGTGGTGTCGCCGGACGTGGCGTGCTCGCCGGCATAGCCTGCGCCGGCCTCGCCGGTGTCTTCGATACCTTCCAGGGCGTCCGTGGTGATCGCCTGCACGCTGGCATACTGGCGAACCGGGCTCGTCTCGAAGACCTTCTTCACGATCCGGCCGGTCACGTCGGGGGTAACGAAATAGCCACCATCCGGCGCCGAGCCGACCGAGAGCGTCTTGAACTCCGCATCGGCGAGAGCGCGGTCGCCGTCCACCATCCAGCGATTGAAGGCCGACTTGTATTCGCCGTAGGTCTTTTCATCGACCGGGGTGAACGACTGCTGGCGGGCCACCGCAGCGGACTTCGCCGTCGCGTTGAACTCTTTCAGTTCCAAAGCGACGATGGCCGCTTCCTTGGTTCCGGTGAGGCCAAGGCGATTGATCTTCAACTCCAGATCCTCGCGCTCCTTGGCTTCCGCCTTCAGGGCGACCTCGATCTTGTTCTTCGCCTCGACGGCGTCGTCGAGAGACTTCTCGATACGCGTCAGCTTCTCGGCCGTCAGCGTATCGTTCTTCTTCAGCTCGTCGTGCGTCGCCTTGAACGCCTCGAACGCCTCGCCCTGCTTGTCGAGCAGGGACTTGAATTCGGTCAGTTCCACGGGGAACTCCTATGATGTGAGGATTGCGATGTGACGGCGCACGAGCGCCGCGAGGCCCGCGAAGCCTTCATCGCGAAGGTCCGTCACCGGATAGGCTGCGTCGCGCAGCCATTCTTTGAGGCCCGAAACCGCCTTCACGGCGTCCGCCCGCGAGAGACCCTTCGTCCGAAAGGTGGCCTCGATCTCGCGAATTTCGTCTTGTGAGAGATCGCGAAACGACTTCACGCCCGTCACACGAGCTTTGCCGTTCGCAGGAAAGGTGACGACCGAAAGCTCCATAAGATCGATTGCTTCAAGCCGGCGCGCCGGCTCCGTGGGCTTCGTGCCGCGAGTGTATTTCTTCACGCGAAAGCCAATCGACAGGCCATCCAGAACACCACTCTTAAGGCCCTCGTAGAGATACTGTCCCCTAGCGGTGCTGAGAGCAAAGAGCTGGCCCTCCACCTTGAGCCCCTTGGAGTTCTCCTCCATCGTGAGCCACTTGCCGATCGGCAACAGATCCTCGGCCGTTCCACCGAACATCCCTCCGCCGTGCTGCAGCAGCATTGGAGGTAGCTTGCCGCGCTGCTCCCATTCGCGCAGCGTGTCTTTGAAAGCGCCCTTTTCGATCACGTCACCGTAGCTGTCGATGTTGCCGAAGACAGCGCCGTAGCCAGAAAAGACGCCGGTCTTCTCGTCAACGCTGTCAGATGCCAGCTTGACCTCAAACCGCTGCATTACTTCCTCCATTGCCCGCCGTCGCTCCGCCAACATTCGTCGGCTCCGGCAACTTGTCCGTTCCGTCCATCCATTCGAGGCCGTCTTCCTCGCGCGCCTCGTCGAGCCGCATCCACGCCTGCGAG